CCGTGATTAGGATTTAACATAAAATAACAATAACGCATATATAATGAATTGGCCAATCCATTGATAATAACAGTTAAAGGATGTCCTGAAGGATTTGATCCAAAAAACTCAACAAAATCACCTTGAACATCGGTGAGGGGATAGGCCAAATCATGCGCAATGCACATAATTGCCAATAAATCCTCTCCGATCGTCCTGCAGCACGCAGAACCGAGATGATAACTTCAAAGGCAGCAAGGATGAAAAGTGGTGACATACGCTTGTCAAATTTAGCGTAGTCTCCAGCAATCATTTGGTCCTCACCATGTTGCACGAGATATTCTCGCAAATGTTGCCATTGACAACTATTGCAATTCATCCCGGGGGCACCTTCAAAAATAGTCGAGTTGAGTTGGAAAATGCGGACAAATGACAGCAAATGCTGTCTCATCACAAATTACCACGCTGCAGGACCACCCATGAAACCACGGGTCTTCTTGATAGCGATCTTGGCATGGGTGACAGGTTCATCCTTGAGATTCATAATGAATACAGGCATGTAACGCTCACCACGAGCGTATACTTCCCTAATCAATCGGATCTCATCCTTCACTTCATCAACATACTCCACAGCATCAGCCCATTCATCACACTCATCACAAGGAACAATAAATTGTTGCTTGGATTTGCGATAGGGGTATCCCATACTCGTCTGTCGATTGACTTTGTCCAGGAATTTCACACCTGATAGCCATTCATTGTTGTCTTATCATCAAGTTTCACCATCTCCGACAATTGTCGAGCATCAAGTGATTTGATAATATCAGTGGAAAACTGATCAACACAGACATCCAAAACCGCCTTATCAAAAAGGTAATTTTGGGTAAGAGTAGGAACAACATTGTTGTACCACACTTCGGGACCCTTCATAACGGGTTTATCATGCTTTCGCTCAAAGCCTTCTTCCTGAGCTGCCTCACTAATAAAAGTTGGGCGAACTCGAGACTTCGGTGCATTGCGGAACGCTCCACGCGGAGCGCTACCATAAATATGCGCCTGACCTTCTTCTGGCCAGAAAAGAACTGATTTTGGATGCAATGATCCAATATCATCACGCAAATTTGGTTCTCCGCATTGCACTTGAGCTCCATAAAAACTCACAGCATTAGCAATATCGCAAGCCAAAACTTGCACTGATGCTGCACGCTTGCCAGTCAGAGATTGGTGGATGCCGAGGATGACAGGACCCAAAGGGGTCATGCCAACCAAGGGAGAGCCACAATCTCCAAAGACAGTCAACTTCTGTGGAGTCGAAGACCAACAATTCATTTGTGCAGAAATGGGAGCAGGCAACATTTGTTGCTCATTCCTAATAGCTGCGCAATCAGTGGTTTCCGCAAATTGTCCAAACTTATGATGGACATAGAAACCAGAACAAACCATCCCAGGCGCAGGATTCTTCAGAAACAGTTCCGAAGTATCCATCTTGGGAGGTAACAGACACCAGAAGAATGCAATATCCTTCTCTGGAATGCGGTACACCATCTTCTCAGATAGTGTGAACACAATGTTCTTACCGACATTTCCAGTGTATGGTTCCTGACACAAATGAACAGTCTTCTGCTCAGCAGTGGGAATACAGTGATTGTTGGTCATATAAATATGACCAGAAACACAAATCGCTGTAGCGGGAAAATGATGGAGACCATCCTTATCTTC